AAATAGACTCAATTTTTTCAGTGAGTATATTAACTTTAGAAAGAACTTGTTCTTCTAATTCTTTTACTTCTTTCTCAGATTTAATTTTATTCTCAATGAGAAGATTGTTATACTTAGGTATTTCATTTTCAGTAAATTCCTTTACTGTTGCATTCAAGTTCTCAATTGTTTCTTGATACGAATCAATCGAAGTTTTAATTTTTTCTTCAGTTCTTAATTCAGTTTCAGCGAAGAACTTTTTATATTTTGGAAGTTCTTTTTCTACTAAGTCTGATACAGTGCTTTTAACATCTTTAGTTGTTTTTGTAAAGTCACTTTTAATATCAGAGATAATATTTTCATTGAGACTTCCAACAGTCTCTAAAGCACTAGCGACTTCCTTACTAGTATCAGACTTGATTGAATCAAAATTTTCTTTAATCTCTTCTTTAAATTTTACGAATCTATCGTCTACTCTAACTTCTGATTCAGATACTAATTTTTTATATTTTGGTACATCAATATCAATAAAAGATTCTACTGAGTTTGAAAGATTTGAAAAATCTTCTTTAATTTTATCTACAGTTTCTCCATTAATAGAAGATATTTTAGATTCAATCTTAGATATAGATTCTTGTACAAAAAGAAGTTGCGCCATCATGGCGCTATCAAGATCTTCCTTTTTAATTAATTCTTTTAAATCCTCTTTTATTACAAAAATTTCCTCAGAAACAGTTTCAACTTTTTCTAAGTTTTCTTTAAAACTGTCGAATGTATTTGTAAAATCAGATAATGATTTAATATGATTTAAATTATCCTTAAAAATATCAAACGCTTCTGAAACCTGTTCTATTTTTTTGGGAGACGCAGCAATATATTCCTCTTTAACTTCATCTAAAGGAGTTTTTTTATTATTACCAAAAAAATCTGAAGGCTTCTTTAATGCCACTTCTATATATCTCCGTTTTTATTATTTATTCTCTTCTTGTAATCCGCTCTTTAGCATTTTTGCTAACTCTGCGGTAGATCCAACAAAAAGAGCATTGTTGACTGTCGATGGTCCTTTAGACGTTTTTTCTTCTTCAACGTCTTTTAATTTTTTCTGGAGATCCATTAATTTATCAGTTGCATCTGCAACATTTTTAATTAACTGACCGGCAACTTCATATGCTCTAGGCATCTCACTTTCTTGTGCTAACTCAAGAATACCATTAATTGCCTCTTGACCTTTTTCAATTATACTATAAAGATTTCCTCTAGTATAGTCATAATCTTTTTTAACATCATCAATAGTTGGTTTTACTACTTCTTTTGGTGATTGCTTAACAACTTCCGTTTCAACAACATCATCAACTACATTAAACGTATCGTTTAAATCTTCAAATTTACTAGCGGACTTCATACAAATCCACCATCAAATCCAAAATCATCACCTTCTTCAATTAGAGCACTATCTGCACCAATAGTTCCAATACTTGGTAGGGTTGTTGTCGTATAATCAATACCCTTAACATCTGCTCCAGATACATGTTTTTCTGCTTTTGTATTATCTCTTCCCCTATCAACGGTAATTTTATTACCAGTTTTAGATCTTACAAATAATTCTTCATCTCCAATAAAGATATATTTGTCGGTTTTGATTCCAGCAGCATCAGCAACTTCAAATGTTTTTGTCGTTGCCGTAATATCTTGTGCTAATGTAGTAACAACATTATCAGTATAGGACTTAAGTGCTCTTGCAGTTGCAGAATAAGTAAGTTCCCTTCTTGAATTTGTTGTATCCGAACCTGAAAGGTAACTGACAGTTGCTCTCTTGATAATATCTTTGGAAGCTGTAGAAGTAGGTCCAAATAGATATGTCTTTGCAGTAAATCTTAAAGTATAATATAAAGCTCTTCTTGTAGTAAAATCACCTTCATAATCATCTTGCATTGTAACACTTTCTAGTACAATGGGTATATCTCTTTTTTCTCTTATTTGATCAACTAGTTCAATAGAAAGATTATATGCTGGTTGAAAATATGGTAAAATTTGTTCTACAAGTTGAAGAGCATCATCATTTAACTTAGTAAAGATGCTTAATTCGAATTGCATATTATATGGAACTGGCATATATGACTTACGAGTCTCAGTTCCATCATCTTTGTCTTTTGCTATAAATGTCTGAGTTGTAGTTACTTTCCTACTTGGGTCATAAGTTAATCCAGTAAATTCAAAAGACATCCTTGGTAATGTAATTGCCATTGGTTTGTTGAGATCTGGAGATTGCTCAATTCTTGCTAAGAATTTTTGAGTCGGTCCATATGCTAAAGGAACTCTTACAACGGAGTCTTCCTGCCTAACTTCCATAGAATTAAACAGAGTTCCAAAACCAATAATGGTTTTTCTCAAAATTTCGTTGTAAAAGTATTCAAACATAATTAAACCTTTGGTTTATTGCTCGTTATCAATAAAACTATTTAGGGCGTTCCAAATGGGTTCTGCTCTGTAAAATCTAATATTTTATCTGCTTCTTCCTCAATATTAAAATTATCAGCATAAGGATCATTATTAATAGTCTTATCAACACTTCTAAGAGTTCGTGTAGCACCAGAGGTTGACCCTACAAGAGTTTCTCCTAAAGAGAATGAACCAGAAACTGTGGCAATCTCAAGTAAATTGGTTATAGAGTCCCACGATCTTACCCTTGCAGTTACTCCAGTTGTAGACCCGGTAATAATTTCATTAAATACAAATTGTCCACTAGAAGTTGAGGATGGTTCAGAGATAGTAATATCTGGAGGAAGTATGTATTTGTTTCCACTATCAGTCACATCAATACTAGTAATTGTTCCTGCTGCGCTAATAACAGAGAGTCCTGTAGCACTCGCTACGCCAACAACTTGATCTACGTAGTTCTTATCACCTACAGTGTTAGATATAGAAACTACTGGTGGTGATAAGTATCCACCACCACCAAATGTAACTGCAATACCTGTAACAATACCACACTTATCAATACCAAACTCAAATACTGATGTTGCAATTCCTACGTTCGTTGGAGCTTGATTTATAGAAACAATGCTTGATCCAATAGACGTGACAAATGTATCCGTTGATATAAAGTTGTATAGATCACTATATCCAACACCAAGTCTTACTCTATCACCGACAAGAATATTTGTCGTAGTAATACCGGTAATAGTTGTAGATCCTATACCGATAGTTCCTTGAGTTTGAATAGAATTAAATCGAATTGTTGCAATACCAAGTGCTCTAAACGCCTCATTGGCTCCTCCAGGAGCACCAATAGTAACAGTTGGAACAGAGATATAACCAAATCCACTATTACCAATACTAATGGTGCTTACAGTGCCTGCAATGGACACAGTAACGCTAGCAGTTGCTTGTACTGGTGATGGACTTCCAGAGAAAGAAATACTAGGTGCCACTGTATATCCAGCACCAATTGTCGCCCCTGTTCCTGTTGCCCAAGAATCGGAGGTATTGAAGGATACTGCCGTAATAATACCAGTTATTGGATGAATTGTCGCAATACCAACAGCAACTTGAGTTGGTGCATCCATTACTCCAGATGTAGAGATTGCAACAGTAGGTGCAGTAGTATATGCTCTACCAGTAGTACTAAATGCGACAGAACTTGGATTTACAGATGAACCAGCAATACCTATTGTTGCAGCTGCAAAACTTGTTCCTGGATGTGGGATTGTTACTGTTGGGACACTGGTATAGAATTTACCTTCAGTGGTTAATCCAAGTGTTTCTATTGTTCCCCCAGTTAGGTTGATATTATCGAGAGTTGCAGTTGCTTCTGCACCATTTCCTGTTCCTGTTGGTAAAGAGAATGTAACTGTTGGTGCTTCTTTATAGAATACACCACCAGTTGTTCCTCCAGGGAATAGATATGCAGATGTACCAATACTAATGGTTGCAGAAGTTACACTTACACCTCCACCAACTATTGGAGAGTCTAAAGTTGCTGTTGCTGCTGCTCCAACATGCTTTGGATTTGAGAACGTTACTATTGGTGGTTCAACAAATCCTCCACCAGAATTTGATAACGTCACTATACCAACACCACCAATTTCAGTAAGAGATATGGATGCAGCAGCACCAGAACCAGTATTATCAGTGGTACTAAAGGTCACTGATGGCGTAACAGTATATCCTGCTCCGGGGTTTGTAACATCAACTCTCTGAACAGATTGAAGTCTTGGGTTTGAATTTAGATTGCAAACTTGAATTCCTCCAATCATAGATGCAATACCAACAGCAGTTAATCCTCCGGCAGGTGCAGAAGATATCTGAACAGTTGGAACCATTCCATATCCACCACCTCTATTGGTAACGGTAAACTTTCTTACACCACCAATTACAATTCCAGAAACTGCAGCTGCACTCACTGCATCTCCAACCATAGTAAGTGTTTGAGTAACTCCCTGAATGGTACTAATACCATCATCAGTAAGTCCATCAGATTCATCGCCTAGTAACTCATTATCAATATCTTCAATTCCGGTAGCGATGACTTCATCTTGATAACGGAAGAGTTCGCAATACAGTTCATAGACATATAAACTTTGTAGTTGATAATATGGTTTTGCATACTCAATATCTTTAATCTCATAAAGACGATCATCGAGAGGGAACCATATTAAATCCCCACCTTTTGGACGAGTGGAAAGTTTTATATTTGCTTGCCCTTGAATTAATGGAGTAATGTAATTTTCATATCTTTCTCTTGATATAATCAATCTAACTTCATCTTTAGACTCGATACCAAATTTTGATAAAACATCTCCAGCACCAGAATAAGCATCATAGTTATCAACATATGCTTCAATTGGTAATGCACTATCAAACTTAGATTGTACTACTTCTCTTATTACTGTATTTTCTTTTAGATACTTTCTAGGAATGTAATAGATGTCAACACCATACATCCTCAACTGTTCATTGATTAGACTTTGGACTAAATTTTGCTCAGAAGAAGTGCCCTGAGTGAAGAAAGGATTTAATACCATTAGCCTATCATGTCAAGTGGTGGTAATTCGTATGTATTTGACATCATCTCTTTAATCTTATCCAATTCTCTCTCTGCATCATCGTATATTTGTCTCCCATTTAATTCAATCCCACCTGGAAGTTTGACACCTTGGAATTTAATTAAATTTTGTCCCCATTGCCTTTTGATGAGAGCAGTCAAATATCTTTTTAAGAATGAATCATTATAAACCCTTGCAAAATCATTTGGATCTAAAAGTCTCCAACAATCAATGACAATATATTCATCCTTTACGACTGTTCCCCAATCTACATCTAGATATAGTCTATCTTGCCTCTGATTAAATCTTACCTGCTTCTCAGTATTTAATAGGAAATCAATATCCGAGAGATAAGTCTTTGTCATTGCATAACCTAACATCTCCATAGAATTGAAGAAGTACATATCATTTAAAAATAATTGATATTTAAGACCAAACATTCCATTAGATATTGTACTTGTATCAAATCTGAATATTTTATTAATTCCAATTACTGCTGGAGGAACTTGAATATAATTACTATTTTCTTCATATGAAAATGATGCAGTAGCGCCATCAATAGATGTACTCGCAGTTGTAGTTACAAGTCCTATAGGGTTACTTCCAGCTCTACCCTGACCTCTATCAATATCATCTTGAGTTATTTTGTATTTCAAATATGTCTGAACTACGCCATCAAAATGCCTCTCATGGAAGTACTGGAGCGCATCATCGACTAAATCATCAATCTGCTCATCAGCAACGTTTATCTCCAATACAGGAGCACCTAGTTGCCTCTTACAGTAATTAACTAGATCTGTTCTACTTGCTGGTTGAGCCATTTATTCTCTAGTTTCCTATGTGTATTTAGGTTCTTTGCGTGACAGTATTATATACATAAACATTACCATTTACTAAAGGATACGTTGTTGATCCCACAGTAACCAAAACATCATACATATATCTACCTTGATCTAATGCCTTAGTTTGAGTATCTGTTAGAGAAACCTGTAACACGCCATCTAAAGCACTTGTTATACCAACTGTAAAGGTAGTGTAATTATCACTACCAGTTGATGCTCCAATACCAATAGATTTGGATAACTTTCCTGCTCCAGAGTAACTTGTAAAATTGAAAGCACTATTTGAAGTACTCTTAACATTAAATGTTTGAGTAAAATCTGTCCCACTATAAATGGTCAAATTTGCGCCATAAGGAACTCCAGAATCTGGATCAAAATTAATTGTACTAGACGCCATTAGTTATTCCTATGAGTTTCATGGTTTCTTGCTGTTTATAATATAGTTTGCAAAAAGATTTTGCAATATTCTTTAGTTCGTCACGATCATCACAACTATCTATCTGTGATGCCAATTTAGTGTAAGCAAATTGCTTTGATAAATTACTTAGTTCAATACTATCTGGATCCATTTAATAACTCCTTAAGTAACGATTTGATATCGTTGATATCATCTTTAATAGTAGCAACTTCATCTTCAATTGTCTGCATCTTTTGATTCTTCATATTCTTAGCCTCACGACTAGCAACATATTGATCATATGATACTTTATTTACATTAATCACCGTATTAGTTTTGGGATCTCTTGCGAGATCCTGATGACCTTTTACCGTATAAATTTCCATATTATGCTAAAGCAATTACTCTAAGATT